CGCGATTCGTAGGATGCAATGTTACGAGGAACTACCGAAGCACGTGAAGAGCGATTTCACAACTATCTCGATGAATGAGGCCAACTGGAAGATGTTGGACACTGGGTTGAGAGCGAAAGGAAAACACTATACTAGTAAGCACCAAAATCCCATTATTGACCATAAAGATCACGGTCGATATGCCGGGACGAATAGTGTGCCGAAGAGTGTTTTCTCCCTTGAGGAAGTGGACACACCTACTGTGTTGTTTCATGATTCTGGTCATTATTTGACGGCCGGATTTCTTTGGGACTTCTTTTACAAGAATCCAAAGGTCATGTATGTTTATGTGACACATGTTTATCCACTAGTTTCCTTGATTGCGGATACTTCGCCTGACCCAACTCTGTATCAATTCGAGTATAGTAGTGATCGGAAGACGATTGTGTATGTGCCTGAAGGGCACTTGGGAGGCAAGTACGAGCAACCCGCAGATCCAGGCATTTTGTTAGCCAGGAACATAAGTGATAAGTACGGATTGATGAGCATCCATGGGTCGATTATAGACTCAAGGTTGAACTCGCATATCCAGTGCTGGTCTAGGTTCCAAGCAGTAGTGCCCAGATTCGTGGCTTTGTCGATGCCTGACATGATGCCGATTCCGAGAGTGAAGAGAGGGATGCCAGGAGTGTTACCGTTGGTGAAGACTGAATACTATACGAAGTTGTTTCAGTATGCGAAGACGTTGAACATGAAGGATACTGACGCTTGGGGCAAAGTGAGACAGTTCACGGTTGAGCAACACATGTACTTCCCAGTGGGAGTACAAGCTCAGTTGATTGACAGTGTGATGGAAGCAGTGAAAATTCCGGTGACGCCGGATTTACAGCCGAAGTATTACGGATCGGTGATGGAAATGGTCAAGTACAAGACTATAGGCCACCTGATTCGAATGAAGCACAAGTTGATCGATAGACCGTATGCTGACAGAGCCCTCACCCTTATCAATGAACCATATCCGTTGCATTTGTTACCAACCATAGACGTCTTAATTGACCGGAAGGGACAATTCGAATACGGAGTGGAATGGGTGATACCGCCAGAAGAGAGGAAGAGATTTTTCATGTCGCTGAAGCGATTTATCGGATGGTGGAGGAAAGATGCAGGAGTTACCGAGAGGAACATCATGAACCATGAAGGGTTTGTCGTGTGGGATGAGACTATAACACTCACCTCACGCACGGAGCAATGCTTCGGAATCGACATCATCAAAACCGTCCAAGCGAGGACGTATCAGAAAGTGTTCGAAGGGAACACTTGGAAGCCGCCAAGAGGAGTGGCAAGAGGACCGCCCCCTGAGCTCAAAATGCCCAGGAAGGAGGACGATCCTTATTACCAAGTGGACTCAGAGACGAGTTCTGATGACACAGACGATCTGATTGAGAAGTACGAAGCGGAGTCCGATACTTCAGAAGA